ACATTATTGACATTCTACATTCAGTTCGTAGAGCTCAAGCGATTAACTCAAACATTAAGGAGGCGGGTTTGAAGTATATTACCAAATATATTGAGGCTGAGGCTCCTGATCGTATTTATGTTGACCATGATAAGATTGGTCCTATGTACCGAGACAAAGAAGAGTATTGGTTAAATATTGAGAATGGTAAGTATAAGAAAGTAGGACAAGATCCGAAGGTTGATGATGTTTGTGGAAGACATTCTAAAGTTTATATCAAAACAACGGGGGACGACATTATTGAGCGTTATCTTGACGATGACTTAGAAGAAACTTTATTGGTTGATGAAGAATTCAATCAAGGTTCATTCTTGTTGGCTTCATTACTTCCAACAACATATGAAAGAGTTTCAACGATGGGTACCGCAACATTATGGAAAATGTTGATGTTAGCTTGGTCTTACAAACATAACTTGGCAATACCCGCTAAGAATGATAAAGGGAACTTCGTAGGAGGACTTTCTCGATTGATCCGAACAGGATACTCAAGAAACGTATTAAAACTTGACTACTCGTCTTTGTATCCTTCCATTCAGTTGGTACACGATGTATTTCCTGAGTGTGATGTAACAGGGGCAATGAAAGGTTTATTATCTTATTTCCGTAACACTCGTATCAAATACAAACAACTTGCTGAAGAATATGCAAGTATTGATAAAAAGAAATCTACATCTTATGACCGTAAACAATTACCAATTAAAATCTTCATTAACTCAATGTTCGGTGCGTTGTCAGCTCCACAGGTATTCCATTGGGGTGATATGGACAAAGGTGAAATGATTACTTGTACAGGTCGTCAGTATCTGATGATTACTTGTACAGGTCGTCAGTATCTTCGAATGATGATTCACTTCTTTATGGATCGTGGTTATACCCCTCTCGTAATGGACACGGACGGTATTAACTTCTCCGTACCTGAGGGGGTAGAAACAAGAAAGTATGTTGGTAAAGGTTTGAATTGGAAAGTTGTTGAGGGTAAAGAGTATGTTGGTGAAGAAGCTGACGTAATGGAATTTAACGATTTTGCAATGAGAGGTGAAATGGCACTTGATACTGATGGTCAGTGGCCGGCTTGTATTAACTTAGCTCGTAAGAACTACGCTTTGATTACTGCAAAAGGTAAGATCAAGCTCACAGGTAACTCAATCAAATCTAAGAAGATGCCGATCTATATTGAGAAGTTCTTGGATAAAGGAATTAAGTTATTACTCGATGGTAAAGGACAAGAGTTTGTTGAGTGGTATTATGAATACGTACAAAAGATATTTGATCAAAAAATTCCTTTGATGGATATTGCAAACAAATCAAAAATTAAACAAACTATTGAGGATTATATAATTCGTAGTAAAACAAAAACTAAAGCAGGGGCATTGATGTCTCGTCAAGCACACATGGAGTTGGCTATCAAAGACAAACTAAATGCAAATCTTGGTGAGGTTATCTTCTATGTAAACAATGGTACAAAGGCTTCTCACGGTGATGTTCAGAAAGTTAACAAACCAAAAAAAGGTTGGTCACAAGAACACATTGATAATTATATGAGAGATTGGGGAACAACAATACCTGAAAACGTAGATTCAATCATTCAGTTAAATTGTTATAGAATCGACCCGTCAGACATTGAGACTAACCCAACAATGACTGGTGAATACAATATACAAAGAGCAATTGCGACTTTTAACAAGCGAGTTGAACCTTTATTAGTTGTATTTAAACAAGAAGTTAGAAATGGTTTATTGGTTAAGAATCCCGAAGAAAGACCATTCTTTACTAAAGATCAATGTGAGTTAATTAACGGACAACCATTTGATGAAGGTGATCAAGATAAATTAGAGGATGTGATGGAAATTTCTGATGAAGAAATGTCATTTTGGAATCGAGTAGGTGAAACACCATACCATATGTATAAAAACGCGGACCCTTATATGTGGAGGTATTTACCTGATGAGAATTTATTCCATCTTGAGACCGTCGGAGGAGAGGATGTACCAAACACCATTAACGTGTTGTAATTCAACACACGCACCTCTACCGATTGAGATTTCATCCCAATCCTCATCAATCCTACCTAAGTCAGGAATTATAACGCAATTAGTTAAAGTTTTTATTTTTACTTTGTCGGTCGTTGTAGAATCTAATTTTATTTTACAATGATCGACATCTTTAACTATTAGAAGTAGCTCACCCTTAGTTGAGTAAAAATTATCACTTATTACTACAGTTTCGAATGTATCCAAGTTTATTGATCTATCACCTCTAAAAACTGTTTTTCTAATTGGTCTTTCTTTAATTAACACCATAAATTAAATTACATATATTTGTCTAGGCATTGCTCTAAACTTGAGGGTTTTATTTAAATTTTCCGCTAACAAAGCTTCTCTTTCCATTACTTTTTCAGGTCTCAATCTTGTCAATCTACCTTCAGCGCCTATCAATTCCTCAATAAGTTTGGTTTTTTCATCTTTGGCCTCAGTCGCTAACGCCGCGTAATCCATGGTTAAATCTCCATCAGGAGTTTTTAAGTTACCACTGAATTTTCCACGTACTCTTGCTAAAGTTTCTTTACAGTAAGCGATAAACCATCTACGAACCCAAACTTGAGCCGGATTATTTAGTTTGTACCAACTTATTTTATTAAATGGAACATCTGATGGTAATAATACAATATCAGGATTGTCTGCCAAACATTTATCTCTATCACCTTGTGAAGTGTCGTAATACCAATACCAAACTTGTCCTTTTGACAATTCAGCATTACCAAAATCAAACTTACCACCGGGTGTGTTTAAAAGGTGTAACGCCTTTTTACCACCAGGAAGTGCTGTGATATAATATGTTAAATCACCCGCATATATTCTTCTTTGTATGTTAACCTCTTGCATTCTTAGTAATGTATCAAAGGCCGGTGTTAAATAATAACTTCCTGCCATGTTACCAATCTGAGCAAGACCTCCACCACCACCAAGTCCTGTTCCGATACCCGCACCCGCAAAACCACCTAAACCAAACATTAAATTATTAAGTGTTGATGGTGTAAACCATAGTACTTCATTTATTTCACGACCCGCAGGTATTTCGTAAATTTGTTGATTAGGTACTAATTGTATATAATCCTTTTTTATCTCCCAATCTCCACCTGCTTGTAAACCAACAATTTTTGAATAAGCGTAAGTGTATCTAGTTTCGAAGTCTAAACTTTTGGTGATAAATGCTCGAGACAAAGACTGAGTATCTAAGTTTAAATTATTTAGGGTTGTCCACTGAGATTCGATTAACCAATCTTGCACATATTGAGAATAGTCATCGATTGAATACTCCAATAAAGTATCCATCATTTCATCTTCCAATTCTACAGATCTTAAAGGTGCTCCCAATAAGTGTCTAACTTTTTGGTAGAATTGACTTCTTTCAGGTTCGTTGATTATTGCCATAATAGTTTTTTAATATAAATATCTCCTTATAAAAATTAAGGACAAACTATCTTTTTGGTTCTTGGACTTACTATTTTAATGACTGAAGGTACTAACGTTTTTGAATCAACAAATTTATAACCGTTTAATTCTGTTAAATCAGGATTTATTCTAAATCTAATTGCTAACCTTTTTTCTTCACAACCCCACTGACCTTTGTTTGACCAATAAAGATCGATGTATTTTGAAGGTACAACGTACTTATCTTCAAAAATTATTGCTGACATATTATCTTTAATATTTTTTAAAAATTCTTCACCCTCACTAGAATTTTGGATTTTATAATATACTCCGTCAATAACTTTATTATAAACATCAAGGTATTCTCCTTTAAGTTCTTTATTAGAACTTTGTTTAAAAATCGCAAAAAATTCAGACAAATAACTATCAACTAAAGGATCCATTTTTTTTGCTTCAACTCCTGACGATGAAGGAATTACAACATTACCCTCAGGATCCAAAAGATCTTGTTTTGATAGAACATCTCGTTTTATTGGTTTATCTAAAGATCTCATAGTTTCTAAAACACATTTAGTAATACTATTTACCAAAGTTTCTATTGTAAGTTCTTTAGATCCTATCTTTCTCAAAAGTTTTGGTATAGTGTCTTTGGGGTCTTCCCCACACCTATAATTTAAAGTTAGTTTTGTTGGAGACAGTTCAAAAAAGTCACCATCTAAACTTTGCTCGTGTTCAGAGTGTTCAGAGGATCTCATTTTTCTTGTTAGTTTATCTAACAACTCAATATCATCAATATCAAAATCATTTTTTAAATTCAGTAAAATTTTATATAATCGATTTTTTTTGTGTTTAGGGTCATTTATAAATTCAGCAATTAAACTAATAAAGTTGATTGGATTATCATGCTCAAGAGATAATTTAATTATGTAAGGGAATGGACCTAAAATTTTTCTACCAAAAAATTTATCTAATTGTATAATAGATGAATCCAGTGAACGTTTTAAATATTCATCATCTAAATTATCTCGTAATTCTTGTAATTTACAATACGGAGAATCAACCATTCCTTTTTTATTAGAATAACTACATAATTTACCCAAAGTTATGTCCGTAAATTGTGCAATCTCATTGATTTGTTTTTTTTCTTTTTTTATTTTAGATAAAAATAAATCGTTAACAAACTCCCAATTTACAACATCCCAAAACTTTTTTATGTATTCATCACGTTTGTTTTGATACTTCAAATAATAGGCATGTTCCCAAACGTCAAGACCAAGTAAAGGAAACCCACCACCTTTTACAATATTCATAAGTGGATTATCCTGATTGGGTGTAGACATTATTTTAAGTTTTCCATCTTTGGCCAAATATAACCAAGCCCATCCCGAACCAAATCGATCTTTTGCTGCTTGATTAAATTCGTCTTTCATTTTTTTAATATTACCAAAATCTTGAGTTATCTTTTTTAATATCTCACCTTTTGGTAGTTGTTTTTTTGGTGACAACATTTTCCAAAATAAAGCGTGATTAAAAGCACCTCCAGCATTATTTCTTACTTTATTATCAAACTTACTAATGGTTCTGACAATATCTTCTAAACTTATGTCAATATCTTTATTTTTTAATGAATCATTTAACTTATCTACATATCCTTTATAGTGTTTGTTATAATGAATATCCATCGTTTTAGAATCAATAAATCTTTTGAGAGATGAATATGAATACGGTAACTTTTCGATACCAATTTTTTTCATTTCAACAATTAAATTTTCTTTAATAGATCCCTTCTCAACTAGTAATATTTGTTCCAATAAAAGGTTTGATTTACCAACAACACCTTTGTTTTCATACATGATTTCTTCTAAATCAGGATATTTTTTTTCAAATTTTTTAATGATTTGTCCTGCAAATGCATTTGCTTCATCTTCGTTTTGACCACCAATATCAGGACCCTGTTTTCTTTTTTGAATTGACATTTGAAATTCGTGGACCCATTCATGAGCAAGGGTTCTCATAATATCTCTGTTAAGTCTATCTTTCGCTAAAATTTTGATTAGATGATCATCTCTCCTACTTCCTGTCGACATTTCCCCTTTTCTACCATTCAAGAATGCAATTGTCAAATTTTCTTTAAGAGGATACTCTTTTTGTAATAAGTTAATAAACTTATCTACAAAATCTTTGTATTTTTTTATTTCTTTGTTTTCGTACTTTATTGAAACTTTCATCCTTGATAAATATCTTAAATACAAGAAGTTTATCTTTGTTTGTTTATTAAGGTTAATATTTCCTCAACAATATCACCAGTACTATGTGTAATTTGATCACCCATAACGGTTCTAATTATCTCTTTCTTCTTATTTAAGATATCATATATAACTCCCTCTATTGTATTTTCAAATAAAGGATAGTAAACCAACACATTTGATTTTTGACCGTAACGATAGGCTCTATCTTCGGCTTGTGCATGTTCCGCAGGTACGAAAGATAAGTCGTTCATTATGACAACCTCAGCGGCGGTTAGGGTTAAACCAACACCCGCAGCCTTCAAGTTACCGACAAAAACCCTTACCTTCTCATCATTTTGAAATGAGTCAACTGCTTGTTGACGCATTGCGTTTGAACAGCTACCATCAAGATAAACCGCTTGTTTTCCAAAATGTTGATATATTGTTTGGAGGGTATCTGTAAAGTTGGTAAATATAATAACCTTTTTACCTTGTTCTAAAATATTTTCAGCAAAATCAATCGTTTGTTTTGTTTTTTCGTTCGCAATAACCTTTCTAACTTTCATCAGTTTTGAGAATTGGACCGTAAGAGATGAAGATTCGTCAGGGTTTCTATCGTACCAATCAAAATATTCACCCATTAAATCTTCATATTCTTTAGATTTTAACCGTAAATAAACAGGTGTGATTATTTTATCAGGTAAATCTAATACATCTTCTTTTAGTCTACGAAGAATTTGTTTAGATGTTCTATCTCTCAATTCCTCAAGGTTAGAAGCTCCCGATACATTCCAAACTTTTCTTTTTCCTGCAGTAAATTGGAAACCTTGACAATAACGTATAGCGTAAGCTTTCCAATTTTGAGCCACTGGACTTTCAATGATACTCAAAAGATTGTAATAGTTCATAGGACGTGAAGTCATTGGTGTACCAGTTAATAACCAAACACGATCTATTTTTTTAGTAAAACTGTTTATAATTTTTGTTCTTTGAGCCTGAACATTTGAGATCATGTGTGCTTCGTCAAGAATTACTAAATCAAATCCACTTTTTAATAATAAAGAATCCTCTTTCTTTTTTGGATCTGAATCATGGAAATTTTTAAGAATATCATAATTTACAATAACAAAATCAGATTCGGTTGAAAACTTTTTACCTTCTGCAATGAAAACGGTTTTATCTGAATAATTTGCAATTTCTCGTTGCCAGTTAATTTTTAAAGATGCGGGACAAACAATTAAAACTTTTTTTGCTTCTGTCTCTAAGGCGGCAATAATAGTTGAAGTTGTTTTCCCTAACCCCATGTCGTCAGCAAGAATAAATCTTTTAGAACCCGCTAATTTTTCTATCGCAATTTTTTGATGAGATAACGGAGGGCGATGAGAATATTTCGAATATTCAATATTAACCTGTTGTACATTATGTGTTTTTATTAGTGCGGATTTTGGTACCCAAAACTCACTTAATTTATCAGATTCAAAAAACTTACCCCAAACGTGATATGATTTTTCTTTTTCAACCAAAAGTTTTTCAATAAAAATTTTTTCAGGAACTTGTAATAGGTATCGTTCTTCGGCAAACTTTTTTGCAAAATATGAATCCAAATCAACCCACTTACGAGCGACTTTAGGTGAGGTGTTGTAATGTGTTGTTATATATTCAGCCTGACTCCTTGTTGGGTAAAATTTTTGTGAAACATCTTTTTTGTTCTTCAAATAAAGTATATAGTTATTCGCGCCACTGTAACTATCAAGCAGTTCTAAGGCTTTATGTTCAATAAGTGTTTTAGACTCCAAAATTTCTTTTTATAAAAAATACCAATAAAAAAGATATTTATCAATAAAACAAGAAAAATGAAAAGTAGTGTACCCATTTCTAGATTAGGTAAATTTTTTGGGGATCAAGATTTCCAATTAGAAATTGGTATGGGTCAAGAGTGGTTAATTGGTGATATGAATTTTACTTGTGTGCTTTATAGAGTAGATAAAAACAAAATCAAAACAGACGACGTATATGGTGAAGTAGTTGAGGATGGAATTAAGTTTTTACCACCTGTTGAGTTTAATGCGTATGTTGCGATTGCGGCGCCTGAAAATAAAATGATAGGATCCTCTCGTATGGATCAGTTTGAACCTGGAAATATTACCATGTCTGTATATTTAAAAACTTTAAATGATTTAGATATAGAGATTTCTTTTGGTGATTATGTTGGGTATTATGATAGTGAAAATTTTGTAAGATACTACACCGTGGTTAATGACGGTCGTGTAGTTTCAGATATTAAACATACGTATAAAGGATTTAAACCTTTCTATAGAACAATAATTGCGTCCCCTGTTGGACCGAATGAATTTAGAGGATTATAATGGCATTACCAAAAAAACAACCTGTTAAACCATCAATACCATTAACATACCCAAAAACTCTATTACCACGTAGGGAAGAGTTGAAGGATATGATAACTAAGGACGGAACTTACCTTCCTAAGTCTTTGTTGCATGCAGATTTGGATGGTGGGTTTTTGGATTTTGTTAAAGAAACATTAAAAATTACATCCGAAGGAAAAACAATTCCTGTTGTTGATGTATTGATAACAACTCAAAACTGGTCTCAATTTGTTGAGACTTGGGATTTTCAAAATATAGATAAAAATATTGAACCCCCATTTATAACGGTAATTAGAAATCCTGAAGTTAAATATGGTAATAATCCTTCTGTAATGTACAATATACCTAACAGAAGAATGTATTATTATATGGAAGTACCTACTTGGGATGGTAATAGAAAAGGGGCCGATATTTATAAAATTCCACAACCAGTTCCTGCTGATTTCAAATATACAGTAATAATTGTTTGTAACAGAATGAGGGAGCTGAATACTATGAATAAAAAAGTTTTAACAACTTTCGCATCAAGACAGGCATATCAAAATATAAAAGGTCATTACATTCCAATTATAAACGACGCAATGAGTGATGAATCAGTTTTAGATTTAGAAAAAAGAAAATATTATATACAAAAATATGATTTTACAATGTTAGGATTTTTAATCGACGAAGAGGAATTTGAAGTCTACCCTGCTTTGTCAAGAACTTTTCAAATGTATGAAATTGATCAAAGACCAGTCAAGAGACCAAGAAAAAAACAACAACCAATAGAAAACGAAGTTATATCTTTAATATATACTGAAGGGGTCGTATCTAAAGAACATTTTTTTGAATATACTTGTGATTTATTATTTGACAACACAGATAACATTTCATCTTATTCTGTTTATATAAACGAAAATTATTTCGGAGATGACGTTAATAAGATTCAGATCAACACTAACGATTTGTTAAGAATAGATGTTGTTAAACAAAACAATTTAAATGATGGTATAATTACATTTACACAATTCCTTGTTTAATTTTCACCGTATATATCTTTTTTTTCTTTACACTTTTCTAATATTAAATTTTCTAAAAACCTATACATTTTAATTCCACGTTTGTCGCAATATTTTTTTAAGACTTCGTGAACTTCGATGTCAATCTTAAGGTTTTTTATCTTCTTATTATCTTTAGACATAGGGGCAGAATAAAGGTAGAATAAAATCTTACCAAAATATAAATACTTTGTATAATGTAAAGTTTTTCCTATTTTCAGAAGTATTTATAGGAAAAATAAATAAATAAAAAGACATTTCTAATATGGCAACTAACAGTAAAGTTTTTGTTTCACCGGGTGTATACACCTCAGAAGTAGATCTTAGCTTTGTGGCACAGAGTGTTGGGGTGACGACTTTAGGTATCGTTGGTGAGACTTTAATTGGTCCAGCCTTTGAACCAATCTTCATCACAAATTTTGATGAATTCCAAACAGTATTTGGTGGGACTTCACCTGAAAAATTTGTTAACACACAAATCCCAAAGTATGAGGCTTCATACATAGCTAAAGCATACTTACAACAATCAAATCAATTATTTGTAACAAGAATCTTAGGATTATCAGGATATGATGCAGGACCATCTTGGTCTATCACCACAGTCGCAAACGTAAACCCAACAACAATTGGTCAATATTGTTTGAGTTCTGTAACTGATTATACTACATGTGTTACAACTTGTGTAACTCCTAAAGTATTAACATTCACAGTAGATTTTACAGGATGTACAAACAGTATTGATACAATAATGTTTGAAACTTTATTTCCTTCAGAAATCGAGGACATTTTAACAACTCAGTTTGAACAGTTTAATGGGTCTACTTCAACACTTGACGATGAAATTAAAACATTGATTTATAATGTCATAACTGACGCAACACCATACACTGCTGAGGATGAATTGATTTCATATTTTGGTTCTATTGACACAGACGACTATAATATTTTAAGTGGTGCTGGTTGGACCGCAGAAACTAATGTTTTCAACGTACCATCAGTTTCATTAGATGATACAAACTTATCATCTTCACTTAATGATCCTTGGTATTATGCATTGTTTACAAACAACGGTAATACAAATTATTCAGGGTTTTCGTTCTATACGTTTGTTTCAGGACTTACGGCATATTACCCAACACCTACACCTACACCAGGAGCTTCGTCTTCGCCAACACCAACACCGTCATTTATAAATCCGTGTATTACTCCTTCACCATTCATTTCACCAACTCCTACACCTACACCTGTTAATATAGATTGTTATACGGGTACTGTTGTTGGTAAAATTTATTATTATACAGGAACATCATACGTGGATTATGATAACGTAGTTGTTGCAACATTAAGATCAAGAGGTATTTCAACATACACAACAGACAACAACCCTGCATATTCTGTAACGGCAACAACAGACGCTAGTTTAGATATGACAGGTCAATATGCTGGTGTTCTTAAAAATCCTTACTTGACTTTTGGTGTGAATTGTATTGATAAGTTTGGACAAAACTTCTTCTTTGAAACATCTTTAACTCAAAATGACCCTGAATACATTTCTAAAGTATTTGGTATTACCAATTTCCAAAAACCAAGAATTGAAGTTCCTCTATTCAATGAGGAAGTTTTCCAATCATGGTTAAATTATTCATGGAGAAAAGGATATGTTAGAGGTCTTAACCCTAACTTTATTGAATTAGATTCTGCACAAAGTGGTGATCCTAACTCAATTGGTTGGTATTTGGATAGATATCAAACACCTAACTCTCCTTGGGTTGTTTCTGAATTAAGAGGTAATAAAGTTTATGACTTATTTAGATTCTATACTATTTCTGATGGTGATGCCGCAAATACTTTAATAAAAGTTTCAATTGTCAATCAAACATACTCAAACTTAACTTTTGATGTGTTAATTCGTGATTATTTTGATACTGATGCGAATCCTGTGGTTATTGAGAAATTTACTAATTGTACAATGGATCCAGGACAAAATAACTTCATTGCCAACAAAATTGGTACACTTGATGGAGAATACATATTGAATTCTAAATACGTTATGGTTGAGATGAATGAGGACGCACCAGTAGACGCTCTTCCTTGTGGATTCAACGGATTTAACTTTAGAAATTATGCAGGAGCTAACTCACCATTCCCTATCATTAAAGGAAAATATGACTTCCCTGGTGAAGTAATCTACGATCCACCATTTGGTCTATCTTCAGGAAACAACGACGCTTTAGTTAGTTCAGGAGATAATGTTAGAAGAACTTATTTAGGTATATCTAATAGTTTAGGTTGGGACCCTGCTTACTTCGAATATGTTGGTAAGAGAAACCCAATCAATTCTTGTGATATCGATGGTTTACCATTCAATTACAGATCAGCTGGTTTCCACATGGACGTAAATGCTAGTGGTATCACAATTGGACCTGAGTTCTCAACAAGTGGTGACCCAAGATTTATCTGTGGTAATTCACCATTCATTACAGAACCTGAACTTCCAACAAACGCATACTACAGATTGTTCGCACGTAAGTTTACATTCTTAGTACAAGGCGGATTTGACGGATGGGATATCTACAGAGAATACAGAACTAATACGGACCAATTCCAAATTGGTAGAGCCGGATTCTTAAGAGGGGCTTGTCCTTCAACTAGATACCCTAACGCAACAGGATGGGGAGCATTCAAAGAGATATCTCTTGGTGATGGTACTCAAAACTTTGCAAATACTGACTATTACGCTTACTTGTTAGGTCAACAAACATTCTCTAACCCTGAAGCGGTTAACATTAACGTGTTTGTTACACCAGGTATTGACTATGTAAATAACAGTAATCTTGTTGAAGCGGCGGTTGAGATGATTGAGTTCAACAGAGCAGATTCATTATACATCTGTACAACCCCTGACTATGACCTTTATAGTCCTACAACTACAGGTCTTGATTTATTTATCTACCCAACTGAAGCGGTTGATAACTTAGATAATACAGGAATTGACTCTAACTACACAGCCACTTACTATCCGTGGGTATTAACAAGAGATAGTGTAAATAACACACAAATCTACATCCCACCGACAGCTGAGGTAACAAGAAACTTAGCATTGACAGATAATATAGCATTCCCTTGGTTTGCGGCGGCAGGTTATACTCGTGGTATTGTTAACTGTGTTAAGGCTCGTAAGAAGTTGACACAAGAAGATAGAGACATCCTTTACGTAGGTAGAATTAACCCAATCGCAACCTTCTCTGACGTAGGTACAGTAATTTGGGGTAACAAAACTTTACAAGTAAGAGAATCGGCTCTTGACAGAATCAACGTTAGAAGATTGTTGTTACAAGCTCGTAAGTTGATTTCAGCAGTATCTGTAAGATTGTTATTTGAACAAAACGACGCACAAGTAAGACAAGACTTCTTAAATGCGGTTAATCCAATCTTAGATGCGATTAGAAGAGACCGTGGTTTATATGACTTCCGTGTTACGGTTTCTTCAGATCCTGAAGATTTAGATAGAAACCAAATGACTGGTAAGATCTATATTAAACCTACAAGATCTCTTGAATTCATCGACATTACATTCTACATCACTCCAACAGGAGCTTCGTTTGAGAATATATAATGTGGTTAATAAAAATAAGAAGGGGGACAATAGTTCCCCTTTTTTTATTTTAGTTGATATTTATTGTTATGAATTATAAAAAAGTTGTTAAAGAAATTATTTCAGAGATTATTCACGATCAAATGAAACCAACAATGAAGTACTATGCTTTTGATTGGGATGATAATTTAATGTACATGCCAACTAAAATATATCTTAAAGATGAGGATGGTAAAACGGTTGGTATGTCCACTGAAGACTTTGCCGAATATAGAACTGAAATTGGTAAAGAACCTTTTGAGTATGAAGGACACACGATAGTTGGATTTGATGAAGATGCATTTATGGATTTCAGGGTGCCGGGGGACAGTGCATTTATAAAGGACGCTATGAGGGCTGAAACGGGTCCTGCATGGAGTGATTTTGTAGAGGCTGTAAATAACGGGTCGGTTTTTGCAATCATTACAGCAAGAGGTCATACCCCCTCGGTTCTTAAAAATGCAATTTACAATTTAATTAAGAAAAACAAACACGGGTTAAGTGAAAAAGAACTTGTTAAAAATCTAAAAAAATATAGAGATTTAGCGGATGAGGATGAATTATCGGATGATGAATTAGTTAGAGCTTACTTAGACATGAACAAGTATCATCCTGTTAGTTTTGGTGAAGGTTCTGCTGCAAATCCTGAAGCTCTTAAAGTAAACGCAATGAGAGAGTTTATGTCGTATGTTCAAGACTTATCAAGAAAATTACAAGAAAAGGCCTTTATGAAAAATAAAATAAGTAATTACTTTATACCTTATATTGGTTTTTCAGATGACGATTTAAGAAACGTACAAGCAATGAAGAAACATTTTGATGATGAATCTGGATTAGATATTTATCATACAGGAGGAGGAAAAAAAACTAAATTTGAATAATAACTGGAACTAGTTAAGATATAATGTGAAAAAAATTTGAAGTAAATAGAAAATTTTTCAAAACACACTATTTATAATAAAAATAAAACAAAACAAAAAAAATAAAATATGGCTGATTTGTTAATGAAAATGCCGATCCCTTACGAACCGAAAAGGGAGAACCGATGGGTTTTAAGATTTCCTTCATCACTTGGTCTGAACGAGTGGTATGTATCAACTACATCTAGACCAAAATTAACTATAAAATCGGTACCCATTGATTTCTTAAACACCAAAACATATGTTGCGGGTATATTTGAATGGCAAGAATTACCGGTGAGTTTCCTTGATCCAATTGGTCCTTCGGCATCTCAAGCTGTTATGGAATGGATTCGTTTATGTGCGGAATCAGTAACAGGACGTATGGGTTATGCTGCGGGTTACAAAAAAAATGTTGACCTTGAAATGTTAGACCCAACAGGTGTTGTTGTTGAAAAATGGATTTTAGAAGGTACATTTCTTTTAGGGTATGATGGGGGTCAATTGCAATATTCTTCAGATGGTATCGCTAAAATATCATGTACCATGAGAATGGACCGTTGTATATTAGTATATTAAAAAAAATATAATTTACAGGAAAGACCGTATACTTTACTAGTTACGGTCTTTTTTTATTTTTAAAAGAAAAGAAATTTATATATGGAAAATGATAGTTATAAAGCAGGACAAATGGGGTTTAACTTACCTCACGATATAATTGAATTACCTTCACAAGGTTTATATTATAAATCAAAAAGGAAAAGTGTAAAGATTGGTTATTTAACAGCGTCAGATGAAAATATATTATCAAATTTTGATATATCTAAAAACATTACTGATGGGATAATTTTACCTGTCTTACGTAATAAACTTTATGAGAAAGATTTACGACCTGAGGAATTATTAGATGGTGATGTTGAGGCGATTCTTTTGTTCTTACGAAACACGGCATTTGGACCCGAATACAAAGTTAGTGTTACGGATCCAAAAACCGGTGATTTATTTACCGCATCAATTTTGTTAGATGAATTAAACTATAAAAAAACTGAACATACACCTGATGAAAACGGGTTGTTTAATATAGAACTCCCAATTAGTAAAACAAAAGTAGCACTCAAAATATTAAACTTGTCAGAAAGAATAGAAATTGATAAAATTTTGAAATCTTATCCTAACGAAAGAGTTTCACCATCTGTAACTACAAAACTAATTAAACAAATTCATTCAATCGAAGGTGATGTAGATAAAAACAAAATTGCGGTTTTTGTTGAATCCATGCCGATTGGAGATTCAAAATTTATTAGAAGGTTCATTTTTGATAATGAACCAAGATTAGACCTTAGAAAAGAAGTTATAGCCCCGTCTGGAGAAAAAGTAATGGTCGACATTACTTTTGGGGTGGAATTTTTTCGGCCTTTCCTTTCAGTATAAGTCATTCTTATTAGATGAATTTTATTATTTTTCAAAAATTTTCAGAACTCAATATTCTGAGTTCATGTCAATGCCAACTTACGTTAGAAAATATTTAATCAATAAACATGTTGGTGAAATTCAAAATCAATAATCAAATATTTATCATAAAGTAAAAATATAATGGGAGGTGGAACTACAGGCGGTAATGAAGGAGGTGGTAACTCACCAAAATCTGAAGACCAAGTAATTAAAGAATGGCTTGCGAAACAAGGCAAGGAAATGGGTTTGGATGCTGCCCAAGGTAATTACAAGCAAGAATACGTACAACAAATAGGATATAACCCCAAACAAGTTAAAGAAACAATAGACGGGGTAGTGAAAGCGACAGCTCAAGGTCTTGCCGATCAATCAGTTTTTACCACTTTAGATGAACAAGCAACAAGTGTAAGTAATAGTTTTGGTATTGCTAAAGGTAGAATGGAAGAGTTTAGGCAAGTAATTGCGGATGCTTCACCAACTCTTGTTAAATTAGGTATTGATCAGACTGAAGCCGCGGCGAATTATACAAAAATTGCGGACGCAATGGGAGGTGCTGTAAGTATGGGTACTGAAGCTATTGTTGAAATGTCTGCAGCAGCAAAAATTTCAGGAACTGATGCTGGCGCATTAGCTGCAAAATTTAGAGAAGTAGGTGTTTCTGTTTACGATGCTGGAGATCAAATGAAGGAAGTTGCTAATTATGCGAGAAACGTGGGTGTTTCAGTATCCGCAGTATCGTCAGGAGTATTATCCAACTTGAACAAATTGAACACAATGAACTTCCAAGGAGGAGTTGAGGGACTTACTAGAATGGCGGCCCAAGCGGCAAGATTAGGGGTAGACATGGGTAAAGTTTTACAAACCGCAGATTCGTTAATGGACCCTGATAAGGCAATCGACATGGCAGCAAGTTTACAAAGACTTGGAGTTACCTCAAGTGCACTTCTTGATCCATTACGTGCAATGGATATGGCTCAAAACGATCCCGAAGCTTTACAAAATGAAATGTTAAACATTTCAAAAGAATTTACCAAGTTCAATGAACAATCCGGTAAATTTGAAATTATGCCAGGTGCTAAAAGAAGATTGAAAGAAGTTGCGGGAGCGTTAGGAATGAGTGCCGATGAATTAGCTAAAATGTCAATTCAATCAGCTGAGTTTGACAAAAAACTCTCTCAGTTAAAATTACCAAGTTTCGCTGAAGGTGATGAAGAAACAAAACAGTTAATTGCGGGTATGGCTCAGATGAAAGGAGGAGTTGCGACTGTAAATGTGAAAGACGAAAAAACTGGTGAAGTTTTACTAAAACAAGTAGATCAACTAACACCTGAAGACATTCAAAAACTTAAGGAGTCTCAAACAGAGCAAGCAAAATCAGTTGAAGAATTAGCCTACGATCAATTAACTCAGTTACAACAAATAAATTCTGGAATAAACGGAGTAAAGGCTGCAGCAGCTTTTGGTACTGCAACCGCTGAACCTATTGAAAAATTAGTTGGAACTTTAAGTGGGGTTTCAGGCCAAATTTCAAAAGATTATGGGTCTAGAGCGGAAACAAAAGATTTTAGAAAAGGTGCTGAAAGCATTGGTCAACCAATTGAAGATGTGATTACTGCCGCAATCAGAGGTGATGAGGCTGGTCAAAAAAAGGCAGTAGAAGAATTATTTGCAAATTTAAAGACACAAGAACAGAATTTTGTTACAAATCAAACAAAATATATCCAAGAGACATTTGCAAATGTGTCTAATGTCATTAAACAAAATTATTCAAAACCCGTAGAAACTAAAACAACTGCAGATATAAATGTTAATATGAGTATTACAGGAGATGCAAATGTTAAAGATATGGATTTGAATGCTGTACAAGATAAAATAGTTAAGTTTTTAACACAAAGTGCTGAAGGTAAAGCATTACTAAAAGAAGCTGTTGAAAATAAAAACGCACCACAAACCGCACAAGGAACTAAAACCCCATGATTTTATTTATAAAAAACCACACTAACTCTATTTATAAAATAAAAAAGTATGGCTGAGAGTTTTTTATCTTTTGGAAATTCAGAAACATTTAGAAAACAACTATTAGTTAGAAACCTAACACCATATAGTGTGCCAGGTAGTTATACATCACCTGGAAATCCAATCAATTATGAAACCAATCTAACGGTGACTAATGTTATTGATTCACCTAACAATTATGTTTCTACAAATTTATTTGCCAAAGATCTCTATCCTTTAAACGAATATGGCCCTGATGGAGGATTCGGATCACCAATTGATGTAAATTTTACTCCATCAACAAATAACCCCGAAGGTACTAACCAAGGACCATACTACCCAAAAAATGGAACTGACTTAGATATTATAAATGAATTTTTCATTGAGTCAGCATACGTTACAAATAAATGGGGACCTTCAGGAGGATATAAAGACTTAGTTATAATTACAGATATACAAAATGGAGGAAACATATATCAACCATATTGGGATCCGTCATACTATAGTTACTCATCATACCCAACGTTTAATGTTATATTTCAAGACGACCCTGTTGGATCTAATGGACCACTATCTTCAGATACATTCTTAGCTAAAATTGGAGCTAGTCAATTAAAATTTGCATTTGATGAGAGAGTTGCTCAAGAAATACAACAAGCAACTATTGGAGCTATAAATTTGGATACGATTAGTGACCCTTTTTCTGCAAGTTTATTAGCAACAGGACAACAACCATTTTTTATTAGAAATTGGAAAATTACTGTCCCTGAAAATCCTGTACTGGCAACTGTATCTTTGGCTAACAGACTTACAGGAACTTATTTTCCCGTATCGTTTATACCTGGTGATTATTTTGATGATGATAACCCAATTAACAAACCACAAACAGAAGCGGCATTAGGTGTTGCAAATAGTTTAACAGGTGGATTATTAGCCCCTATATTAAATAAGTACAGGAGTCCTTCTGAAGTTTTTGTTGCTAATACGGGTAATGGTCAAAGATCTGCACTTTTTTCTGCATTAGATTATAATTTATACAGACCGGCATATAACAGAGGTTTAATTGGTGGTTTAATTGCAAATGCTTCCGCCGCAGTTAACAGGTTGTTTGATCAAGATAAAGCTCAATCGTCAGGATATTATGTGGGAAATGAAAATGCGGAACCTTCACAAATAGATGGTCCTGCAAACCAATTACCGGTAAACCAATTTGGGGTACAACAACAAAGTATTGTTTATGGACCTCAAGAATTAGGTATTTTATATGAAGGTAATGAAAATCAACTTAATTTTGGTTTAAAAGGTAAATCTTATACTGATGGTGGTGGTACCTCAGGGCAATTAGTTTGGACATCACCCAAATACAAAGGAAATGCCGGATTCCGAGCGACTGTTGGTGGAGGTGCAGGTAGTTTAGATGATGAATTTAATCAGATATCGGCGGATTATTTAAGATATCAATCAACTGATATACCATTCAGACCTGGATCAATCTTGGATGAAACACAAAGAATTATAAATTCTGCGGACCAAGTACAAGGAGAAACTAGATTGAAACATGTTGGTACAGCAATGAACCAAGTATCTAAAGTATTTAATGATGGTTATAAAGAACTTACAAAAGGTTCTAGAGTGTTATCATACGTAAATCAAGCGGATGGTACACAAGCAGGATTAGAGTATTGTAGGGTGTTCCAAAAAGACACACCATATTACACTTATGCTGACCTACAAAAAGTTGACGGTATTACAACTTCAGGTAGAAGATTTGATTATTCAATACTTGACAATACATATAATTTGAATATTGCACCATTGAAAAATCCAGGATCAACAAATATAGTTGATGGTAAAGTTAAAAAATATATGTTATCTATTGAAAACTTAGCTTGGAGAACATCAGACAGACCGGGTTATACTTATGATGACCTTCCTGTTTGTGAAAGAGGTCCTAACGGTGGTAGAATAATGTGGTTTCCACCATATAATTTAAAGTTTAGTGATGATGCTAAACCCGACTTCAATGGGACATCATTCTTGGGTAGACCCGAACCAATATATACTTACAAAAACACGTCAAGAACTGGATCACTACAATTTTCAATAATTGTGGATCACCCATCAATGATGAATACAATTATTGAAAAACAAATGCAAGGAGCGGACCGAGAAAGAGTTCAAAGTATAGTTGATTCCTTTTACGCCGGATGTACTAAATATGACTTATATGAATTAGCAATTAAGTTCAATACAATACCGACTAAAGATTTATATACTTACCAACAAATATTAAACAACCCAAGATTAACATCTGAAGAGCAAGTTGAGGTATTTCAAAGTATACCTGTTGAACAGACTAGTACTACTGAAGGTAGTGCTTCAGGGGGGGACCAAAACGCTAACACAACTGCTGCTGGTACAGAAGAACAACAAAATCCTGAATTTGTCGAAACAGATTTAAGTAACTACATCGGCTACGGTTTTTATTTTGAAAATGATGTACCTGGAGGTCCTAATGGAACAAAACCTGGTGAAGATAAAACAAAAGGAGTTTCAGCCTATAATTATAGTTACTACTATAATCAATATATTGGTTTATTACCAACATATGAATCTAAAGCACCCGCCAAAGTTTATGTTGGTACTGAGGAATTTTTAGCGGCGGGTATACCAAATTTCTTTTCAAGCGTTATAGAGGGAAACTTTAACCTAATTCAAAATGAATTGGTAAAACAAAAGATTGATGAGATACTTGTTAAAAAGAAAGGAAAAATCGAAATAGAACTTGTAGGTTCTGCGTCAGCACCACAAACAGTATCATATAATAAATTATTATCTGAAAGAAGAAACTTCTCAGTTCAAAAATGGTTTTTAGATCAAAAGTTAAGTGACGGAAAAACAATCAGACAATACCAAGAACAAGGTAGCTTCAAAGTTATTTTAAGTCCAAACGGAGAACAATTAGTAATACCGAAAACAAAAGAAATTGCCTCGGCAACAACAGAAACAACTGATATAAGTGTCACAAATGCACAAGGCGGTAATGTATTAAGTGCAAGTGTTGATTGTACTAAAAATATAACACAAGCTCCTGTAACCAATCCTGCGTCAGGAGATAGCCCTGATTCAAACCCGGCTCAATGGTATAGTATACCTGCGATGGCATGTAGAAGAGTTGCAATTCAAAGGATCAAAGCTGAAATCCCCAAAGAACCTACAACAACTACAACAACAACACAACCACAAACACCAGACCCAAATAGGAACGTTAACGTTTTAACGGGTACTACACAAAGTATTAAACCTGAAGCTAAACTCACAGTTGAACAAAAAATTAAAGAAGGAATATCGAAGAAAATTTTAAGAAATCTTTTTACTGAATGTGATTATTTCCAAGTGATTAAGGAAACAGACCCTATGGTTTATGAGACAATTAAAGATAAAATTAAGTTTTTTTCCCCTGCGTTTCACTCAATGACACCCGAAGGATTAAATGCAAGACTTACATTCCTTAATCAATGTACTAGACCTGGACAGTCGATACCTGTTATTGGACCGGACGGAAGACCAAAATATAATGACGCCCTCAATACCGCTTTTGGTGCACCACCAATTTTAGTTTTAAGAATTGGTGACTTTTACCATACTAAAATAGTACCCACATCAATAAGTTTTAACTATGACCAAGTTCCCCTTGATATAAATCCTGAAGGAATTGGGGTACAACCAATGATAGCAAATATAAATATTGGTTTCAATATCATTGGAGGTATGGGGCTTAAAGAACCAGTACAAGAATTACAAAATGCTTTGTCATTTAATTTTTATGCTAACACTGAAATTTATGATGAAAGAGCTACCGCAACGGAAGACACAAGTGAGTTAGATAAATATGTTGTTGAAAAAATTACTGGAGGATTACCTCCTGTTACTTCAGAACAGGCGGCACAAGTAAACAATGTACAACCTAAAAAGGGTGGGTCTACTATTGGAGTAATTGCAAACACAACAGAAATGGATTACGCACCGTTGTTTACAACTCTACAAGAATCAATGCAAGGTTACTTTAAAACATATTTTGATTCCTTAAGTAAGATAAATACAGATTATAATTATGGAATTCTTCAGTTAACTCTTAAAGATAGAAACTATACAAAAGGATTAGTTTCTGAATATACTGATGAAAAAGTTGAAACTACTTTGTTTGGTAAATCTAATACTTATCAAGATTATGTTGAGAATTTAATCAAAAAGGTTAAAAAAGACATAGAACAAAATGATGACCCAATAATGTTTTTCTTAAAAACACCAAGTGGTTTGATAACTAATAAAATTAAAAGGGAATTAGAAGATAAGTTACAATCAATCGCCAACGAAAGACAAGGCGCAATTTTAGATGTCATAAATAATAATACAACAAACATTACTAAATCAATTACTGATTTGAATTTTATATTCAGACAGTTAGATGTTGTATCATCTAAATTAGACGGTGAATTGGGGTCTAATAATGAGCCAGTACTTTATGATTTAAGTGGAGATACTTTCTTTGGTGCCGCTACATCTGAAGGTACTATTGGTAATTTATACACTAAAAGAATACCTGAAGTAATAAAGAAGTTTGAGGACTTATTAGTTCAAAATAAAATTGTTACTGACATATTCCAAAAAAATACATCAACAATAGATAATGGTTCAGGATGTGAATTTTTAGTTAATAATCAAAATTATTTTACAACATGTCCTTATAACCGTTTTTATATTGCCATGTCTCCTCTATTTACTAAATCAAATTTATTGACACAATTAAAGAACGATCTTACTAGTGGTCCTGAAATAAAAACAAATCAAAATGCGATCAACGCAGTGAATACTGTATGTGATCAATTGGCGAAAGATTATACTGTACTACAAGATTATTGGAAAAATATTTTTGAAACCTTACCAACACCAAGTAATAGTGGAAAACAAATTTACACCGAATGTACTACATTTAAGATACCTGATAATCAAGTAAAAAAATGTAACTATGTTACACCTGCAGTAGGAGATTTAAACCAAAAAAATAAAAGAATTAAAGATCTTTATTCAAATCAAAACCTGAATGATAAAAAAGACACCTTTAATGGAAAAGTAACTTTTAATTAAAAATGGCATTACAATATTGGAACAGATATACTGATTTTTTAATCAATGGACAACAAGATGTCGTACCATACGTAGTTTTACAATCAAAAAGTTCTGACAAAAACTATATCTACAAAGTCAGTCAATCAAGGTTGGATAAAATATCTCAACAATATTATAACACACCTTACTTTGGTTGGTTGATAATGGCCGCAAATCCACAATATTCAGGTAATGAATATGATATACCTGATGGTGCTGTATTGACAATTCCATTTCCGTTAGTAGCTTCTCTACAAGACTATAAAAACTCATTAGATAACTACTTCTTCTATTATGGCAGATAACGGGGAAAACATACTTGTAGAATTTGATTATGATAACATTACACTTATAGACCCAAACAAATTAGTAGATCAAGAAGGTAATGTTAAAGATCGTTTGGTAAAACAAGAGGATCTTGTTATGTACGCTAATTTAGAATGTAACGTACTTCCAAGAACTAAACTGGCGGTAGGAACCGCAATGAACGACTCCCAAAGAACAATATCTGTTGGAAAAATAAATTTCCTAAATCCAGGTAATAAAACCTTTTTAGATACAGGATGGTCTGATGAGTTGACAGGAAAGTATACCGTTCAAGGTAAAGGTGTAAATCAACAGAGACAAACTGCGGTAAAAAATCCGAATAAGTCAGACGATTTTTATATTACACAAAATTTAAATTCTAATGGTACTCCAGGTGCGGTTGATAATGGTTTTTTAGGTATAAAATCAATTAGTGTTAATGTTGGTACAGATTTCTTACCTGTAATCGACATTGAAATGGAAGATATTAAGGGAAGAGGTTTGTTTGAAGGTGGAAATAATTCACCGTACGCAGCATTCTTCCAACTACCCTACCCTCAATTCACATTAACTTTAAAAGGTTTTTACGGAAAGGCTGTAAAGTTCCCAATAATGATACAATCTTTCACGTTTAAGTTTAATAGTACTACTCACAACTATGAGATATCTTTAAAATTTTATGGTTATAAATATACATTGTTATCTTATGTGAATTTTGGGGCTTTAATGGCGGTTCCACATATGTATAACAATGTTGTAAATCAAAATACACTAACCGCTGTTCAAGGTACTAATACAAATCAAACATCTCTACAAACACCATCAATAGTAAGTAGAGGGTATCAAAAAATGAAAGAGATTTATTCCGACTATAAATCTAAAGGACTTATTCCGGATAACTTTCCTGAAATAACATTAAATCAGTTAAACTATAGATTACAAACATTTATTGATAAAGTATTAGAAGATTTTTCTAAAGAAAATTTAGGTGTATTGACCGAAATGACCAACTACACAAATACTCTTACCGCATATCAACAAGCGGTATTTGTTTATTTGAGTTCATGGTACAATACTTATATGGACGTAAAAAATCCTGTAGTTTTAAAAAATGGAACAAATGTTTATAGATTCCAAAAAAAATACGACGCACAAAAAAGAGAAACCGCTTTAACAGAATTAGATGGAATCCTTAAAGATTACAATACAAAATTGAACGAAAATAGTGTTTTAGGTGCTAATGGTAGCTATACCATAGGAACAAAAACGGTACAACCAAAAATACCATTCAAAATTGACTTGGCAACTTTTGTTAAACAAATACCAACCGAAAATGATATTGATTTAGAAAAAACTTTTAGAGCACAAGAAACCGCTCCGAAAGGAACTCTTTCACCTACAAATACAGCACCAACCGGATTCACGCAAACTGATTTGGCATATAATACATTTAGAACAAATTTTACTAGAGAATTTAACGACCTAAAAGGGAATTATTATTTTTTTGAGGGTGAAAAATCATATATGAGTATAGTAGAAACGATGGCTAAAGAAGCAGCAAGAATCCGAACTCAAGTTGAACAACAAATTACAGAAAGTTTAGCCTTAAAATTTAATTCAAAAGGGGAAGACGGTTTAGGGTTTACTCCCTCAGTCAGAAATATCTTAGCGGTATTTTATTGTCAAGGTGAAGCTTTTTTGCGGTTGATGGATGAAGTACATAAAAAAGCTTGGGAACAAAGAGAAAATCCATTTAGAAGAGCGGCGATATTTGGTAATCAAACAACCGCACCAAGTGTCGATGTTAAAACATCAACACAGAATAATGAACCTATCTATCCTTGGCCACAAGTCATACAAGAAACTGTAAGTGATGATAACACAGAAAAGTTTCAAGTAATATACCCTGGAGCTCAGAATGTTGCAACTTCTTATAGGGCTTTTAATCCTGAAATTTGGCCTGAAGTCGAGTTTGTTGAACAATTTATCAAAGGATATACTCAAAGGCAAAACGATGCTAATAAAAGAGGTGCCGAATTTAATGATATTGATATACAACCTTCAAGAGCGTCATTGAATGCAATTGATTTTCCAATCACAAACGAAGTTTTTCAAAACAAAGAAGAGTCTAAATACTTTTTTGAAATATACGAAAGACTGATGTTAAATGCTTATTACAGTAGACTCAACAGAATGTCAGGATATAATTTAAGTATCTATCAAGCTGAAGCAGATGATGAAGCTGTAAACATACTTAAAAGTTTGGGTCAAGATAATCCTTATTTATCCAAAACGATAAAAGAATATTTGTTAGATGGATCCAATTATTTACCTTTTTTAAGACATATATCAAATCAAGGACAAGGAGATAGCTGGCAAGGTTTTATAAGAGGTGAATTTGTTACCCCATATATTAAAAATGATGTTGCAAATCCAAATTTATTATATAATGGAGATATTATTGTATCAACAAAATCACAGCCGAATGTATCACTAAGTGACGATAAAAATATAACCAACTTAGAAAAGTATTTTACTTCATCTTCATCAACAAATGAATTTGAATTTGGCGATGTTTACCCAATTACAAATTTAAATTGGGATAAAAAGAATTTAGCAAATGGTAAAAGTTTAAACAACGCTAATGAAGCTTACGATACTAAAGATGTGTTAGAATATAATGATACTCAAAAAACAATAACTAATTTTGAAAATGACGATAACTTTAATACTAAAAAACCATTTACACACTTTAATTTTTTAAATTTAAATGTAACACCAGATACTTCAGATTTAAAAGTATTCTATAACACTAGAGAATACAAAAATCAATTGATTACTGAAGGTAACATAAGTTACGATAATTATTCAGGAAATTTAGTTGCCGATCAAACGACTTCTATGTTGAATACACCTTATTTTATCAACGCAATACAACAAGGTGTATATAATTTTAGGTACAAACAAAAAGATCTATACCCCTATAAAAATGCCGCTTACTTGTTTTTAAATAGTCTTCCTTTAGGAACCCTTAGAGAAAAATATAAAAACAATGACGGAACTTCTACCACAGATCTTAGTTACATATTATCAACACTCAAAAAGTTTGGTGCGGTCCACAAACTACCTTATGCTTGGATTTTAAAATATGGATCTATTTGGCATAGATACAAAATTTATAACGAAACAGGTAATGATATGTTGGACCCAATTTGGACCAACTTCAATTACTTGGAAAATTGGGATCCAGGTTTTTCGTCAAATACTAAAACGTATAACTTAACAATCGATGGTACACCAAGAAGTTTAGTATTAGATACAACAAGCACAGGATCAAACCCTTTTACCGACATCACTACAGGATTTTACCCACAACTTATTGATGACTTTAATGTATTTTTACAAGGGTTAAAACTTTTTAGTGGACAAACACAAGTTACTGGTAATTGTACAATACAAAACGTTTCAGGTAATTGTTCTACTTTTGTTATATCGGGAAGTTGTACACCTTCAGGATCTGCTATAACTATCAACAATATCACAAATACTTTGTTAAAAAGTGGTTACACAATAAATCTACCACAATTTAATATAAATTTAGTAATAACAGGTCAGTTGAATGGAGTGACTGGAGGTACAGGTACTTATACCGTAACACCAAGTTTTAGTTCGGTAACTCAAAATTTTACAGGACCAAGCTTTGTTAATATAATACAAACAAGTTTAAATTCAATTTCTAACGGATTGATACTAACTGGATCTTCATTACCTAACCCAATTACAATATTAAATCAAATTAGTGGTACTACAGATGGAATTGGTTTATATAGTATAACACCATCCTCAGCGGTGACATCTAATTTTGTCGCATTAAATCCATTGTTACAAGTTAATAGTGTAGACACCAATGTTATTTCAGGTGGTACTATTTTAAATGGTCCGTCGTTAAATGGTAACGTAAATGTTATTAGTCAAGTTTCAGGTACTACAGGAGGTAAAGGATTATACGTTATAGGTTCAGGTCAAACTACCACAACATCTCCTTTTGTCGCACAAAACGCTTTTATTGCGGGTATAGGATCTTCTTCTATACAACCACTTTTAGATGATAAAAAATTGATCATGTTTAATACAACCAGCTCAACAATTTTAGAAACTCCTGGATTTGATACAAATAATAATCAAAGAAGTATGAGGGTTGCACCATGGTCGGTCGTTGTTAGAACTACAGATAACACGGGTTATTATGTTTTACCATCATTTGGATCAAACATAAATCAAGCCAAAGGTGAAGCGTTTAAAAATGGAAATATGAAAATTGAACTTTCCAATAATCCGTCGATGTTTAATGGAACCGTCAGATTGTTTTGGAACGCACCTCAATACGGGTGGTTTGATAATTCAAAATTAAAAAAGAATGACCCAAAAACTTACCTAAAAAAAATACTTAACGAACAAAAAGAACAACAAAATTTTTTAATTTCAGGTAAGATAACCGATTATACTGATTTTGAAGAATTATTTACAACCTTTAATACTAAAACTTTAGATTATTTTGAGTCTGAATTTTTAAATTTTAGTAGGTCAATTTATGATTATGTAGATACATTACCACCTACAACAACAACTGAGGCTACAACAAATGTTTTGAACACAGCGACAAATCCAGATGGGAGTGTAGGTTTACAAAGTGATAAAACCTTCAAAAATTTTCATTACTTGATGAGAGAGTTAATGAAAATAAAACTACCTACAGGAACATCACCAGAAACTAAATTGTCTGAAATTATTACGAGTCAAAATCAAACATTCCAACAAATATTAACCGCTTTTATGAATTATGACGTGGTTTTTAAATATGGAAACCCTTCAGAATTTAATAAAAGATTGTTTTTTACTTTCTCAACAAGATACTTAGAGGAACCATTTATTTATGGGCCGTATGAGCAAGGTACATTACCAACACAAGGAGGATCGGTTACTTTAACGGCATCAAAACAACAAAGTCCTGAAACTTGGAAAGCCTTAGAATATTACGTTGGATACTCAACAATTCCAGAACTTACTTATAAAAACAATGGTTCATATATTACAGATTTTTTTGTTGATTTAAACGTCCAATTTAATGAAAAAAATGTACAAGATTTTGCACCAATTATTAAAATATACGCAACTGAAAAATTAAAAAATAACAATTTAAATTTAACATCGTTTTATGCTTTAATGGACAAATATATAGTTGAATCAGAAAACTATATTAACAATGTTATAAATGTAATGTTACCTGCGGTCAGAAAACAACTACCAAATGTTTTTATTACACAAGAAGATACTCAAAATAGGGCAAATCTTGAGGCCGGGTTTACAGAACAAACCAGAACTGAATTATGGGAAACATTTAAAGCATTAAATGATACTTGGATCTCAGGGTTTGACTTTCAAAATAAAACTTTATTTGAGGATGTTTTGTTGGTAGACAGAGCAAGTAGAAATGTGGGGGATAAAATTATTGTAGATATTTTTCAAATAAAAGATTTAATACAAGACTCGAGTTATAAAAATAATTTATTAGATATTATTACAACTATTTTGGTTCAAAATAATTTTCAACATTTTATGTTACCAGCATTTGTTAATTTTTACAATATTCAAGATGCTCAAAAAAACCCAACACCACGACCTGATGGTTCTTTGGAATTTGCAGAAACTTTATTTGGTACATTTTTGAATGTTGATTACAGACAAAGCGCTCCAAAGTTTCTTTGTTATTATGTTAACAAACCAAGTGAGCACTTAGATATGAAAGATAACATTGATTACAGATATAGAGATGACGCATTTGATTTAAGAAGAGCTAGTGATAATCCATTACAAGAAAATCAAGCAAATAAAGTGGATTGGGACAAATCAAACAAAGTTGTAGGGTTCAATATTGACATAGGAAGACAAAACCAACAAATATTTAAAAGTTTTAGTGTCTCACAAACACCAGGAAAACCAACATCTGAATCTTTAGAAATGTTAAATCAAATGGCTAACTTGGGTGGAAACAGACGATCAACAACTCAATCCGTTTCTTTATATAATCTTTATAAAAATAGAAGCTATGAATGTAATGTTGAAATGATGGGATGTGCTTTGATCCAACCCTTAATGTACTTCAACATAAGAAATGTACCTATGTTCTCAGGCCCTTATATGATTACTAAGGTTACTCATCAAATTGCTGATAATGATTTTACAACTAGTTTCACTGGAACTAGACAACCATTTTATAGTTTACCTAAAATTGATAATTTCTTACAAACATTGAATATTAAAATCTTATCAACAATCCAAACTAAAATACAACAAAGAGAACAACAGGCTCGTCAAAGTCCTGAAAACATTAAAGCACAACAACAAAATGTGATTGCTAATTTACAATCTCAAGATACTTTAACCAAAAGTCAGGATTGTGTCACTCAGATAAATCCACGCTATAGGGACTATACAGGAATTGATGTACCACAACAAACTTCAGTAACAACAAAACAATTATTTGAAACAATTAAAGATGTTTTAGTTGCAAGAGGTTACTCGGTAACAGGATCTACAACATATCTTTTAGCCGACCTTGCTTTTTCTTTTATATACGTTGATTCAGGTAATAACACAGGAATAACAGGATATGAAAACAATTACTCAACAATAAATTTGACTGAGGTTTATGGTGACTCGTTTATTACTTATATTAAAAGAAATTATTTCTGTGTTAGTAGAGGTGCAAACCCTAATTTACCTGTGGCATCCTTCGATAGTTTTAAAGACTTCATAGAATTTGTTATAGATAGACTATCGGCAATTCCATCAAATATAGTTGCCGATGCGAATTTGTTTGATTTAGGGACTAAACAAGGGGCTGCAAAGGCATTTGCAAAACAATATATCTTGAATTATCCATTGGCACAACAACAAAATGTTTATGACTCAATGGTAGAACAAGATAAGTTAACAGTACAACAAGAAATGGAAAGAGCGTCAGACATTTTCAAAACTGTACAAACTTTCAGAACTAATTGATATTTATAAATAAAAACGATATGAGTACAAAGATGTTATTAGATAACTACCTCGGAAAAAATACGAGAGTATCTGAAAAAGATATGGGTGATGGTACAAAACAAGTGTGTGATTTAGACACAGGTGACTGTTACACTGTAAGAATGAAAGACGGACTTATTGAAAGAGTTGACAATACAATGAAAACATTCAAGAAAATTCAAGTCGAAACCAATCATGGTATAAAAACATTATTAAACGGTTAAGATGGCTTTAGATGAAAAAATAATAAAAGAAATTGCAAGATATAAATCTATAAATAGATATATCATGGAACAAGATGTTCCACCACCACCTGCTGATCCATTAGCGGATCCAGCGGCTGCCGGAGCACCACCAGCAGATCCATTAGCCGACCCTGCAGCGGCAGGAGCACCTCCGGTAGATCCCGCAGCGGCAGGAGCAGACCCTGCGGCTCCAGCTCCACCTGCAGCACCTGAAGGGGCACCTATAGATGCGGAAACCGATCCTGATGTTGAGGAAGTACCTGCTGAAGGGGAAGAAGGTGAAGAAACTGAAGAACTTGATATAACTGATTTAGTTGATTCGCAAAAAACAATGGCAGACAAACAAGAAGAATATTTTACAAATCTTTTTGATCAAATTAAAAACATGGAAACAAAGTTAGCTGAAATGGATTCAATAGTTTCAAAATTAGATAGTTTAGAATCTAAGGTTGAAAAATATAGACCTAAAACGGCACAAGAAAAATTACAATTACGTTCATTAGATTCAGGCCCTTTTAAACAAAATTTGTCAGATTTCTTCGATGAGAAAAAAGACGAAATGGAACAAACAGGAAAAAATGAATATGTTTTAACTCAAGATGAGGTTGAAAGTTTCAGCCCTTCTGAAATTGAAAAATCATTTAATGAACCTATGGAAGATGAGGACGATATTTTATTAAACAGATTTAATTCATAAGTTTTAAGGTCGAAAAAATCGACCTTAAACTTTTTTTGGCGACACAATTTGACTATAACTTTTTATACACTTATAATTTACACATAAACCTTTAATTTTTTAACACATGGCGACAAATTCATTAGACGCAGTACTTGCACAGTACGAGAAATCACAAAGTAGTTCTAATACTACAAACAAAATGTCTTCAGAAGACCGAATGAAAAAATACTTTGCGGCTCTTTTGAAAGATAATGAAAAACAAGGACAAAGAAGAGTACGTATTCTTCCTACACCAGACGGATCTTCACCGTTCAAAGAAGTATGGTTCCACGAGATCCTTGTGGACGGTAAATACCAAAAATTTTACGATCCAGGAAAAAATGACAATGAGCGTTCACCTTTGAATGAAGTTTACGAAGAACTAATGTCAACAGGTAAAGAGGCTGATAAACAATTAGCAACACAATACAAAGCTCGTAAATTTTACATTGTAAAAGTTATTGATCGTGATAACGAACAAGATGGAGTTAAATTTTGGAGATTTAAACACAACTACAAACAAGAAGGAATCCTTGATAAAATTATTCCAATATGGAAAGCTAAAGGAGATGTCACAGATCCTGATACAGGACGTGATTTAATTCTTGAGTTAACCAAAGCAAAAACACCAAAAGGTGCATTTTACACCGTAATCCAAACCGTAATGTATGATGATCCTTCTGCAATTTCACAAGACGAAAACCAAATGGCCGAGTGGGTTGGAGATGAAATGACTTGGGAAGACGTTTATTCAAAAAAACCTTTGGAATATTTAGAGGCGATCGCAAGAGGTGAAACACCACGTTGGGATTCAGATAAAGGAGGTTATGTATATTCTAATGATGAAACTTCTGAAGTATCCATGGGAGGTACAACACCACCAAAATCAATCAATGAAGTTGCCGATCCACAGGCAAATGATGAGGTTGACGAAGAATTACCATTCTAATTTATTATCAAATTAAATGAACGGGAGCAGTTTATTGTTCCCGTTTTTTTTGTTATATTTTTAAAAAAGAAAATATTATGAAACCTATTATCGCAGAAAAATTGAAAGATGCTTTGATAAAAAAATACGAAGCGGAAATTGCAGATGCGGAAGCAAGATTATACATCTATTTCACAAATCCTGTTGGTATTGGAGAACATCCCCAACATACTGAAGAGATGGATATTTTAGTTGGTAAACTGACTGACGCAAAAGACAAATTAGAAACAATTACAAATTTTAAAATTTACGAACTGTAATGGCACTTAAAAAAAACGACTTTAGTTCGTTGAAGAAAAAATTCTCTTCGGACGCGAAATACAAACCTCAAAGATTTTTTGATCTTGGTCCTGAATTTTTAGATGCGGTAGGACTACCTGGCCCCGCTATTGGTCACCTTAACATGTTATTAGGCCACTCTGATACAGGTAAAACCACAGCACTTATCAAAACGGCGGTTGATGCTCAAAAAAAAGGTATTTTACCCGTGTTTATTATTACGGAACAAAAATGGTCTTTCGAACACTCAAAAATAATGGGGTTTGAATGTGAAGAAGTGGTTGATGAAGAAACAGGTGAGTTAACTTGGGACGGATTCTTCTTGTTCAATAACAACTTCAGTTATATTGAACAAATCACAGACTATATAAACGATCTATTAGATGCACAAGAAAAAGGTGAATTAGATTATTCACTTTGTATTATGTGGGATTCAGTTGGTTCTGTTCCTTGTAAAATGACTTACGAAGGTAAAGGTGGTAAACAACATAACGCATCTACATTGGCCGACAAAATTGGTATGGGTATCAACCAACGTATTTCAGGATCTCGTAAAGCTGATTCAAAATATGAAAATACCTTAATTATTGTTAATCAGCCTTGGGTAGAATTACCTGACAATCCATTTGGTCAACCTAAGATCAAAGCTAAAGGTGGTGAAGCAATTTGGTTAAACTCTTCTTTGGTATTTTTATTCGGAAATCAAAAAGGTGCGGGAACAACAAAGATTACGGCAACAAAAGATAAAAGAACTGTGAAGTTCGCTTCGAGAACAAAAGTGTCGGTTATGAAAAACCACATCAATGGTCTTGGTTTTGAAGACGGAAGAATTATTGTTACTCCACACGGATTCTTACCAGGTAAAGATACAACAGAGGAAAAATCATCAATAGAAAAGTATAAGAAAGAATATGCTGACTATTGGAAAGATATAATCGGAGTTGATGGTGACTTTGATTTGAAAACAGAAAAAGAAGAAGTAGAGTAGAAATCATTTAAGATTTTAGGAAGTGTCCAAAACATTATTAGTAGACGGAAATAATTTATTGAAAATTGGGTTTCACGGTGTTAGAGAGATCTATCACAATGGGAGACACGTTGGTGGTGTTTGGCACTTTCTAAATACTCTTCGTAAATTCTTGGAAGAACACAACTATGATAAGGTCGTGGTATTTTGGGATTCTAAAACCTCATCTTCGCAAAGAAGATTGATTTACCCAAAGTACAAATTGAATCGGAGACCTTCCGAATCAGAACAAAAAGAAGATGCTTTCTTGGAACAAAAACAGAGGGTTAGACAATACCTCGAGGAGATGTTTGTAAGACAACTGGAAACAGAAAACGCAGAAGCTGATGACTTGATAGCCTACTACTGCCAAGTGTCCTTAGATGAGACTAAAACTATATTCTCAAGCGATAGAGATTTGACCCAACTTATCTCTGAGAAAGTATCAATTTATTCACCAACTACAAAACAATATTACAAGTTGGGGGATAAGATTAAATTACATGACATTGAAGTACCTCACTTTAATGTTAAGACCGTAAAGATACTCACTGGTGATAGTTCCGACAACATTGATGGAATCTTTTATCTAGGTGAGAAGACTTTGGTTAAATTATTTCCCGAGTTACTTGAAGAATTAGTACAATTACCCTATATTTTGAGTACAAGTACTAATTTACTTAAAGAGGAAAAGGGAAACGTAGCTCTTCAGAATCTATTAAGTGGTAAAACTAAAGAAGGTATTTTTGGTGATGAATTTTTCGTAATCAACCAAAAACTTGTCGACTTAGATGAACCACTCTTAAGTGATGAGGACAAAGAATTGGTTAGATTATATTACACTGAGTCGATGGATCCCGACGGAAGAGGACATAGAAATCTAATCGCTTGGGTTAGTTTTTTGAAACCATTTCTAAAATTGACAAGAAAAGAAAAACAAAAATTTAGAAACAAAAAAAATTAAAAAACAAAATGAAAGAACAAGATATAACAAAAGTCGAATTTTTGTTAATGTGTAACGATAACATCGTAGTTCAAAGGTTCTTTAATGTCAGGAACTTTAATAAGAATGCTCACAAATCGGAAGAGTTTTTCTATCACATTACAAGTCTTTGTAATGAATTGAAGTATGATTTAAAGATGAGATCAGTGTCATATATGTTAGACAATCAATATGAAATTTCTGAAAATCCAGATGTATTAAATACATCGATTACTAACGGACCTGAGAATTTTAACTTAATTATTAAACTCGGAGATATGACAATTTGTCAGCGTGAGTTTGATGCTAAAGTATACCCCCCAAAGGTCAGATATACCGTAGACCTACGCCCAAAGTTAAAAAGCATACTTGCTCAGCTTACTGACATTTTTTCAGGTAAAAATTTTAATTATTTTTATCCTGAATTTATCAAAAACTAATACTATTTATTTTTACTAAAGGAGAGAAAACTATATGGCGACAGGTAAAAACTTTTCAGTTACAATTATTAAATCAAATTATTGTTGATAAAGATTTTTCACACTCAATTATTGATGTGATCGAGAACAATTATTTTGAAAACAAGTATTTTAAAATCATCATTCAGATGATTAGAGAGTATTATACAAAGTATGACCATACACCGTCGTTTGAAACGCTAGAACAAATTACAAAATCGGAATTACAACAAGAACTTGCATCTAAAATTGTTATGGATACAATAAAGAAAATTAAAGATGCACCTATCGAGGGAGTGGGTTTTGTACAAGAAAAGGCTTTAAAATTCTGTAAACAACAAGAACTACAAAAAGTAATGGGTAAGGCTCAGAAGATCATTGATGGTGGTGAGTTCGAGAACTATGATACACTTGAAGAAATGGTCAAAACCGCTCTTCAAGTTGGTGCAAAAGATACTTCTATGTTGGATGTATTCTCTAATCTTGATCAAGTACTTGAAGACGATTATAGACACCCAATTCCAATGGGAATACCTGGTATTGACAGATTGTTAAAAGGAGGTTTGGCAAAAGGAGAAATTGGTGTTATATTAGCTCCTACTGGAGTTGGTAAATCAACAGTCTTAACTAAGATGGCAAACCATGCGTTTAACTTAGGGTTCAACGTCCTTCAGATCTTTTTTGAGGATAACCCAAAGGTAATTCAAAGAAAGCACTTCACTTTATGGACTAAGATTCATCCTGACGATTTGTCAGAAAAAAAAGATGAGGTGATGAAAAAAGTTAGAGAAATTGAGGATTCTATGCCAAATAAGTTAATTATGAAAAAGTTACCATCAGATACTATGACGATGTTACAAATCAAAAATCAAATTAGAAAAATGGTTTCTGATGGAATTAAAATTGATATGATTGTTTTAGATTACATAGATTGTATTGTACCCGACAAGAACTTAGGTGATGAATGGAAAAGTGAAGGTTCGGTGATGAGAGCATTTGAAGCTATGTGTCACGAAATGAATCTTGTTGGTTGGACCGCAACTCAAGGTAACAGATCTTCCATATCATCGGAAGTTGTGACTACAGATCAAATGGGTGGCTCAATTAAGAAAGCACAGGTAGGACATGTTATTATTTCAGTGGCAAAAACATTACAACAAAAAGAAATGAAATTGGCTACTATTGCAATAACTAAGTCTCGAATTGGTGATGACGGTGTTGTGTTTGAAAACTGTAAGTTTGATAACGCAATGATTGAAATAGATACAGAAAGCTCAATGACTTTTTTAGGTCTTGAAGAACAAAAAGAAGAAAGACAAAGACAACGTGTTAAAGAACTTTTAGAAAAAAGAAAACAACGAGAAACACAGTCAAATTAACAAATAAATAAATTTTATAATAAATGGAAAAAATACTAGTAGAAAATCCTGGTCGGTTCGTCATCTTCCCTATCGAACACAATGATATATGGGAATTTTACAAACAACACCAAGCGGCGTTTTGGACAGCAGAAGAGGTGGATTTAACTAATGACATTAGGGATTGGGAAAATTTAACAGACAATGAAAAATACTTCGTTAAGAACGTATTATCATTCTTTGCCGCATCAGACGGAATTGTAAACGAAAACTTAGCGGAAAATTTTTACCGAGAGGTACAATACCCTGAGGCAAAATTCTTTTACGGGTTCCAATTAGCGATGGAAAACATTCACTCACTTATGTATTCATTATTGATTGACACTTACATCAACAACCCCAAAGAAAAAGATGAATGTTTCAACGCAATAGATAGATTACCAGCAGTTCAAAAGAAAGCAAAGTGGGCTTTAGAATGGATTGAAAAGGCTTCCTTTGCAGAAAGATTAGTTGCATTTGCGGCTGTTGAAGGTATATTTTTTTCAGGTTCGTTTTGTTCTATTTTTTGGATGAAATCAAGAGGAATTATGCAAGGATTATGTAACGCTAACTCACTTATTTTCAAAGACGAAAACTTACATTGTGATTTTGCAATTCACTTATTAAATAATCACTTAGAGAATAAACCGTCTGAAAAAAGAATTAAAGAAATTTTATTGTCGGCTCTTGAAATTGAAAAAGAATTCATTACAGAATCACTTCCTGTTTCTTTAATCGGTATGAACTCAAACTTAATGAAACAATATCTTGAGTTTGTGGTTGATGGATTACTGATGAAAATGGGATGTAGTAAAGAATTTAATGTGGAACAACCATTCAAATTTATGGAACAAATCGCTGTTGAAACCAAGGGTAATTTCTTTGAGTCGAGAACAATGGAATATCAGAAAGCAAAACTGAATGAAACAATAACATTTACAGACGACTTTTAAATATTAGATTATGTCATTAAAAATTATTAAACGAGGTGGTGAGGTTGTCTCATTTAATCCACAAAAGATTTACAACAGAGTAAAACGATCTGCGAAAGGTTTGAATGTAAATTCAGACGAGATCTTTATTAAAGTTATTACTTCAGTACCAACTGAAGGTGAAGTAACCACAAAAGAACTTGACAAGTTGGTTTACGAGATTGCAGCATCTTATACAGGTAGTCATCATGACTACTCAAGATTAGCGTCATCGGTTGCAATTTCTTCATATCATAAAGAAACAAATGATAGTTTTTCACAAACTATGATGCAACTTTATGAGGATGGGATTATAAATAAGAAACTTATTGAGACCATTAAAGAATACGGAGAAGATACAATTGATGCGGTAATCAATCACGAAAATGATTATAACTTTGATTACTTTGCTTGGAGATCATTACAAGAAATGTATCTACTGAAACGACCAAATGGAAAAGTAATTGAAAGACCACAACATATGTACATGAGAGTTGCATTATGGGTCACTTCAAATATTACAGACGCATTTGAATATTATAGATCATTATCTGAACAACTAATTTCAAAGGCAACACCAATTATGATTAACTCAGGTACTAAAGTTCCTCAATTAGCATCTTGCGTACTTCATTATAATGTCGCTGATTCAAGAAAAGGTTTGTTAGATACATTGACAGATATTTCTACGTTTTCATCCGATGCTGCAGGTATTGGATTATCTATGTCTAACATTCGTAGTAAAGAAAGTAGAATTTCTAGTTCAGGCGGATATGCTGGAGGTTTGTTAAAATATTTAAAAATTGTAAATGAATCACTCAGATTCTTCAATCAGCAAGGTCGTCGACCAGGATCGGCAGCAATATATCTTGAACCATGGCACAAAGATATATTTGATTTGTTAGACATTAAAAAGAACACAGGAGCCGAAGAGTTAAGAGCCCGTGATTTATTTACAGCTCTGTGGATTCCTGACAACTTTATGAGGGCGGTAAAAGAAAACAATAATTGGTATCTATTCTGTCCTAACGACATAAAGAAAGCAGGTTTGAAACCATTACAAGAATGTTATGGAGATGAATATGAAGAGGTTTATGACAAAGCGGTAACTATGGGACTTGGTAAAAAAGTTAAGGCTCAAGATATTTGGAGTAAAATTGTAGAGTCCCAAGTAGAAACAGGAGTTCCATACCTTTGTTCTAAGGACAATGCAAATCGTAAAACTAATCATCAGAACATTGGTGTCATTAAACAATCCAATCTTTGTAATGAGATTTATCAATATACTGACGAAGAAACAACCGCAATTTGTACACTTTCATCTATGGTATTGAAAAACTTTATTAAATCAGGAAAATTTGATTTTGAACTTTTATTTAGTGAAGTTCGTAAAGTTGTCCGATCTTTGAATAAAGTAGTAGATATAAATAACTATTCAACTGATAAAGGTAAAAAAGGTGGTTTAGAGCAAAGAGCAATTGCTATTGGTACTCAAGGGTTGGCGGACGTGTTCTATTTAATGGATTATATTTTTACTTCCGAAGAGGCGAAAAAATTAAACAGGGATATCTTTGAAACTATCTACTACGCTGCGATTTACGAAAGTAATCAATTGTGTATGAACGGTAAATACAAACCATACAATTTTTTTGAAGGGTCACCAATGTCCAAAGGAACATTTCAATTCGATATGTGGAATTTGGATGAAACAAAACTTTCAGGAATGTGGGATTGGAACAAATTGAAAGAAAATGTTAGATCTTACGGTGTTTGTAATTCATTGTTTACAGCTCAAATGCCAGTCGCTTCATCAGCAAAAATTACTGGTTCATACGAAATGACAGAACCTGCACATTCGGCAATTTTTAATAGACGAGTTGTTGGAGGTGAAATTATGATTGTTAACAAATATCTAATCAATGATTTTGAAAAAATTGGAATTTGGTCTGAAGATTTAAAAAATGAAATTATTTTTAATGAAGGATCAATTCAAAATATTAACTTTAACAATTATTTAGATTCCGAAGATAAAAATTACAATAAGAAAGTTAAACGAATTGAACACTTAATTCCTAAATATAAAACAATTTGGGAAATTTCACAAAAACAACTTATTGATATGGCGGCAGATAGAGCGCCATTTATTGACCAATCACAATCGATGAATATCTATATGTCTAACCCTACATTATCAAAAATTACTTCGTCACATTTTCACTCTTGGGAGAGTGGATTGAAAACACTTTGTTATTATGTCAGAACTAAGGCAATTTCAACAGGAGCAAAACACTTGGCGATGGATATATCCAAAAGAGAAAAACCAAAGTCAACACCCGAACCTCCTAAAGTGGATTATTCACATTTAAATTTACCAGCAAGACCCGATAATTCTGACTTTGAATGTTTTGGTTGTTCATCTTAAAAACTTTTAAGTTTATTAAAATTAAAAATCACGGATACTCGTGATTTTTTTTTACTTAAAAAAAACCTAACTTATATTTATATGTGATATGGCAAATGGTATAACTTATGGAATTTCGTTCCCTTTTGTGGATTCGTTTACAGGTAGATATTTGGACGTTACTAATTCTACTGAAGGTGAAATTAGATCTAATCTTGTTCATTTATTATTAACTAGAAAAGGTAGTAGGTATTTTTTGCCTGATTTTGGTACAAGATTATATGAATTTATCTTCGAACCGTTGGACGGTCCAACGTTTTCCGATATTGAG